TACATAATCAACGATTACCTCACCATTCATGTTTTCGCGCCCATAAGACATCACGACAAGATACGACGCAAAGGCGTTGACTACGAGGTTCTAGATGTCCAAGAGTTTGATTTTCAAGGCGAAACTATGTATCGCCGAGCCACGTTAAGGAGGCTCCTAGGTGCTTGAAGTTGAAGACCCAGCTGTCACGCTTGTGCGGCTACTCAAAGCGAATATGCGAGTTGTAAACGATGATGACAGCTTAGCCAAGATTTACGTGAGCAGAGAATGGTACGACAGGGAACTGCTCAAAAATTATGATGGACAAGTCACCGTTGGACTACGTCAACCTAGCCCAATTAAGCCTTTAAACCTTAGCCATTCCCTTTCACAGCGAATCTTGAACTTCAAAGTTGACTGCTGGGTTGTCGATAAAGCTCAAGTCAACGGGAATAGATTACGTTCAAAACTTCGAGAGGAAATCCTTCGCATAATCCGTGAGAAACGTACAAAGCCAAATGAAACCACATATGATTTTGTAGGTGTTGGGCAAGCCACTGGGACGCATAAAGCCTACCATGGGGGCTCAGCAAGCGAATTAGCGCCAGGAGATGCAAACTGGACCGAGTTGACTGACGCTGAATATGTAAAGTTGTGGTATAGCGATGACGCCCGCTTCTCCAAAACTCATAACGTAAGCATGGAATACGCTATGATACTCTTCCAGTTCAAACTCGAAACCTCAAAATATGACCCACATGAAAGAAACGTGAAACAAATTGATTTGAGCTTCGAGGGCACCGGCGTCGCTCCAGGTGGAAGCGGCGTTATAATCTATGCCTGGAATCATAAAACTTTGGCATGGGAATACCCTGTAATTGGATATGGAGCAGACGAAATTATAACAATAACGTTGACCTCCAACATAGAGAATTACATTGACATGGGTTCCGATGGTGTTGGCTATATCTATCTCTTAGCCAAAACGTTGAACCCAAGCGATGGAGTGATTTCCGCCGAAATTTACTGCGACTATGTCGAGTGCGTCTTAACCATTGAAGGTATAACTCACGTAAAGTTTGGCACCTACCGCGATGTAGACGAAACTTCTGTTAAGCCGTTTCTCTGGCATTCTGAATTCATGGTCACTGGATGGATGTTTGAAGATATTCCCGAGACATAAAAGAGGTGAATGAAAATGGCGTATGGAGCTCATGAAGCCAAAGTCTACTACGTGGAAGAAACAAACTATGGTGAGACACCGACTAACCCAAACATGCTTGGGTTAAAAACAGCCTTCGATGTGGAACACAACATCGACCCCGGGCTCTTAAAGCTTCGAGGCATAGGCAACAGAGACTTGGACACAATCAAAAGGGGCTTGCGAAAACCAACATTGAAATTCGGCTATCTCATTCCCAGCAGTGCACCAATCAACCTTCTTCAACATGCTCAGACGCTGAACAGCTTAAGCATTGAAGTATTCTATGAGCGAGGAGTCTCCCTTATCGACTTAGTTTTTAAGGGCATGAAAATCGACAAGGTTACAGTGCAACTGACTGACATTGAAACCGAGAATGCTGTCATAACTGTTCCAAGCATAGAGTTGATGGGGCAAGACGCAGTAGTTGGGACCTCAAAGATTGCTGGTGCCACCTATGCGGACTACACTGGCGCCGTAGCCTTCAATGAAAGTTATGTTAAAAAGAGCGCAACCACGCTGGATCGAGTTACTGACTGGAGCTGGAGCATAGAGAACCACTTAAGGCGTGTGCCCGTTATCCGCAGCACTAGTGGAGAGCTTCTTAAGTATCTGCAGGAGCGTCACAGAGATTGCTATGGCGAGTTGACGTTTGAGTTTGAAAGCAAAGAGGAACACGACGAGGTTCTGGCAGACACGGAGTTCAGCTTAGAGTTCGGGCTCGGCGGGACAAACAAGGCTGTCTTTAGCAACTGCAAATGGCAAAACGTCAGAAACATTGTGAGAATCGAGGACCTGGTGGCTGTCAAAGCCGCTTTTGTGGCTAAAACAGTCGCTATCAGCTGAGGTGATCAAGGTGGCTGTCGAAGTCAAGGTTTTGGAAAGTTTCGGTCGAGAAGCTCACTTGCGGAGGAAATGGATGAAGACTTGGAAAACCTTGGGAGAACGCATCCTGAAGATGCCTAAGTGGATGCAGGACATTGTGCTCGAAGACATCAACACCGCAGTGAAAAATCGAGTAGCAATCATGGAGATGATTCAAAATGCGAAGGGAAGTAGTTGAGCTAGACGACCGCTTCGGAGAACAGTACGCTGGTCGCTACGTATTTGAAGAGATTACATGGGCTAAGCGCAGTCGAATAATCCAGAAACACACAAAATACCACCCGGTGACAGGTCAGGTACGAAGTAGCGACTATATAGCTGTTCAAGCGGAGACCATATGGGCTTCTCTTAAAGAACAGCCAGAAACTGAGCCTATAACACTTGAAAAACTTCTCAGTGACGACGATGGCATCCCTATAGGCTTAGGCGAGTTGTTCTCTCGGGTTGTCAATAGGCTTTGCGGAGTCACAGTTGAGGAGACGCGTTTTTTATCGGAGCGATCAGAAGAGGAAAGCCACACCCAGCAATCACAGACTTCAGACTATGCAAAGAATTCGGGTGGACACCAAACCAACTCAAAAAACAATCAGCCAAAACAATCCAACAGTTCATCGTGATTTTGAACGAATTAGATAGGCAAACGGAGGAAGAGCGCAAAAAGCTGGAGAAAGAGGCGAAGTGGCGTGGGCGTTGAGGTCAGCATCGACATCGAAGGCGTTGAGCAGTTCAAAGCAGCCATGCAAAGGCTTGACTCTGGAATGCAAAGACATGTGCATAGGCAGCTCGTCAGCTGGGCTGCGGATGTCAAAGCCTTAGCCAAAAGAATTGTTCCAGTTCGCACAGGCCATCTGCGAAGCTCTATCTATGCCAAGATTCAAGGATGGGTTGCACAGATAGGAGCCGAAGCCACATATGCTATGTTCGTGGAGTTCGGTACACGATACATGCGAGCAAGACCATACCTCTACCCTTCCATTCAGCGTTATCTGCCTCAACTTGAAGCCATAATCTCTGAGGCTATCGAACACGCAAAAAGAGAGGCTGGATTCTAATGGCATTCAGAGAAATTGTTATCACGGTTAGCGCAGTTAACCGAGCGAGTGCCCAGTTTAGCCGCATACAGACCGATGCCGAAGCCTTGTCGGTGCGGATAAAAAGTCTTGGGGCTGCTTTTGCTGGGTTAGGCGCTACAGGCGTTGCAATAGGGCACATTGCGCATCAAATGGGTCTACTGAACGATGAACAAGCCAAGGTTTTCAATTCGGCTATGGCTGTCGTTTCGGTTATGGGCATGTTCATGCGAACCAGCTGGGGTGTGGCAGTCGCACAGAAAATCTACGCGGCTGCAACATGGATCGCCACAGCAGCTCAGAACGCCTTGAACATCAGCTATGCGACTTTCTTAGCTCTCACGGGAGTCGGCATTGCTGTAATCATTGCGGCGGCTGCTGCCATGTGGCATTTTGCTTCTCAAATGAACGCGGCAACTGCTTCGGTGCGAGAATACAATGCTGCTGTGTCAGAAATGCCCACTCATACTCGTAGTATTCGGCGTGCTGGAGAAGAAGAGCTGTATCGCAAGGGTGTGGAATATTGAGCGTAGAGCTGCCAGTTTGCGCCGTCGTTTTCGGTTCCGTGACGCCACCTCAGAGCGATGTTTTAGATTTGAAAGTTCACTTAGGCGCAACGAGTGAAGTTTCAAGTTTTAATTGTTTACTGAAAAACTTTGATAAGAAGTATAGCCCTGGCGGAAGCTATCCTATCAATGTGGGTGATGACGGTAGCATAAGCATAGGAAGAGGCACCAACAACCCCTTAATCGCAACTATAAGAGTTGAAGAAACGCTATATCTATCAGGTCACGATTTAAGAGGAAATCCAATAAACTTGTTGCGTGTTCTGGGACGCTGTTGGGGAGAACGTCTCTTCAGAAAGGTTGTCACCAAAACCTATGAAAATATGAAAGGTGAGGCGATTGTTAAAGACATAATCGACTATTATGTTGGGCTCAGTCATGTCCGTAACACAACCGAACTGATAGAAGATACCGATACGACATACACACTTTTAGAATACGAAAACACACCAGTATTTGACATTTTAAAATACATTGCTGGAAGCGCGGATAAAGCAGGTGTCATAGGCTTCGATTTTAGGGTGGCGCCAGACGGCAAATTCGAGTTTTTCCCGAGGAACAGCAAAACATCGTCTGTAAGCCTTTCCGAACGTCTTGAAGTAAGCGAGTATCGCAAGAGCATTTTCCGTAAAAGAGACAAGATTTTCGTTTTCGGCGCCGCTGAGAAGAAGAATCCCGGTGATGGCGACGCTTGGACCGAGACCTTAGACATTAACAACGATACGATAAACGATTGGCTGAGCGGATCTGGAACTGGAAGCGTCTCGCTTGCTAATGACCGAGTAGCTGTTGGAACATATAGCATAAAACACACTACTAATACGCCCGACTATTATGGAAGACTTTGGTTGGTAATACCGTCTGGCTACCAACCCAACCTCAACAAGTATCCAAGCATCCAGTTCCAAATTAACCGTGAAGGAGCTTTCAGCAACCAAGCGAACCTAATCCTCATGGATAATACT